ATAACGGTAATCTGATACGCAGATACCGCATTTCCACTGATACCAACTCTCATACGCACGGAGAGTCGCGCCAGTCGTGGCGTTGGTGATAACGTCCTTCAGCCCAAGGTCCTCACTCTGTAACCCGGCCTTGGAACCCTTGGGATAGATACCAAACACCCTGTCCGGGGCCCAGCCAACAAGCCAGATACTCGTGTTGTCAGAACCCGTGCCGCCAGCGTCAATGATCTGTTTGTAGGTTGTGTACGTCGAAGTGAGGCTGAAGTACCGGGACGCCAGACCGTTGAACTTCTCCTCATCTGTGGAAACATCACCGTAGATAAGGGTTGTTGCCAAGAGCTCGCCCATTGCGGCGATAATGCCCTTGTCTTGCTGTAACCGGAACGCCGAGGAGTTGCCGTTCAACTCCGCAACGTCCTTGTCGATGCGGTTGCGGGCTTCGATGATACCGCAGGCATCGACGATCTGTCCGGCGGTGACTTTGACCGGAACAACGCCCTGGTTGAGCAACCTGAACGCAACCGTAGGACGAGCCGTGGCGATACTGGACTGATGACCGCCCGGCAGATTGCCTTCAATCCACGGGATATCATCGAGGATTTCGTTCTCTTGCTGAAGGATGTCAGCGACATCTGAAATACGCCCATCGGGACCCGTAAAACGGGACACGTCAATGAGCGTAGGATAAAGTGTACCTAACGCAGCCATTGGTTATCTCCTTATTTTGGCATTGAAGGAAACATGCGCTTTGCCTTTGCTTCCTCTGAATCGTCTTTGACGTCTCTTTTCGTGCTGTCTGGAAAGCTATCGTTAGCAATAGCCTTCCCTGCCTTGATGAACGCCTTGACCAAGGCAATGTGATTCCCAAGACCTGTCTCGTTCAAGACCTGTCTCAACTCTGGTCCGCCGAACTTGTCAATGAACTTGGCAGCATGGGCCAATTCCTGTTCTGACTTTGCCCCATCCTTGCTGAGTTCCTTGGTTGTTTCGGCCTTCCAATCGCCGACCATCTTGTTGAACTCGCCGACCGCAGTTGTCCGGCTCTGTTCAACCATTTCCTTGATGTAAGGAGCGTAAACGTCGGCAAGTCTCTGCGCCCCTTCCTGAGAGATTTTTAGTTCCTTGAACACCGGACTGATCTTGTCAAGCATGGCTTGGTCCAAGGTCATTCCTTCAGGAACCTTTAAGTCGTATTTCTCAGGGACCACGACTTCCGGCTTTACCTCTGCGGGCTTCTCTTCCGGTTTCCCCTCTTCCTTCCCAAGCAGGGTTTGTTCTTCTCCCTGGGCGGTCGATTCGGCAGGCTTTTCGGTCGCACTGGCCACTGATTCAGCAGGACTTGCCTGTGTCTCTGCGGCGGTTGCTCCCTTGTTCTCCTCTGCTTCTGGCATGTCTCACTCCTCTTTTTGATTAGATTTGAACTCACGTTGCATCTGCAAAAACGCATCCGGGCTGGCTTCCAGCAGATCGTCCATAAACATCATGCCGATAGCCCGACGCCCTTCATTAACAAGCGTCTGGTTGACATCACCAACCCATGAAGCATGAAAAACCCCGCACTTGCTTAACAGACGCCAGAAGAATCTACGACCCTCTGGATTGCTCAGGACTTTCCGAATGTCACCAAGCTCTTTAATCCGCTCACGCTTGGCCTGTTCGTCCCGGCCCTTCTGTTCTTCTGTTTCTAAAAGACCGTCTGTGTGTTCCATAAAATAAAAAAAGCCCACCAGCGTCTCTGCGCCAATGGGCTTTCCTTTTCGGAAGTATCCCTGCTTAAACTTTTACGGCTTCTCGCTCCACTCCCAATTTAAATTTGAAATTCCACCTTTGAAAAAGTTGATACGCAAAGACCCGGTGAACTTCTCCGCAATCGCTTTCTTTATCCGGTCAACAATAGCGTCGATCATTGCTTAATCTCCGCCGAACGGTAGACACCTTTCCAATCATTGACATTCAAAAACCCAAAAACCGTAATCTCCATAGGAGGATGGTCCGGGTGAATTGCAAAAATACTCTTCTTGTAGGAATATATCAAAGTTCCGGCCTTTACCTCTCCTATAAATTTTGTTCCCGGCCTTGACATTACTTGTCCATTCGTCATTGTCTACTCCTTACGGACAAGCTGTTGCGATTGAGAACACCTTGCCCCGCTCCTTATTTTACCTGTGCCATAAGTTTATCCAACGCTGATACGCCCTGTGAATCTTTCGCATCCGAGAGCTTTTTAGTCGTGTCCGCAGCCGATCCAGCCAACTGAGCAACCATCCCGGCCTGCTGGGCCTGCTGTTGCTGCAACGCCTGTTCCTGTCGAGCGGTCTGTAACTCTGCCACGGCGGCTTTGTCTCTAACGAGTCTTGCGGGTATACCTTCAAGTCCGCTCACCTCCCTCACTGATTCGCCAATGTTAAGAACATCTATGGCGTCCTGCGCGGCCTGTGGATTGATCGGACCTATCATAGCCACGATGTTCCCCACATACCCGATAACCCGGTTGATCTGCTCAACGCCTAAAGCCTGCTGCGCCTGCGACAGGATGGACACATACTTGACGCGCATGGCCGCGCCCCCAATGCCTTCCGGCGGTTGAGGGATCAGTCCGTTATCCAGCATAATGCCGTAAATCAACTCCATTACCGGGTCGAGCAATTCTTCCTGTAACTTATAAAGCACCGGGCCCATCATCATGATCTTTTCTTGCTGCCGTTCAGCAACTTCCGTAGCCGTCATCTTCCCGGTGTCAAAATTCAGAAGCATCATAAACAGGTTCACAAAGAAATCCCTGTCGATAGAACTCTTTAACTCAGCCTCCAGCAGGTTGAACGATTCGAGGACCGGATTAATCTGATAAGCTGGTCTGACGCCGGTGTTGGGAGTCTGCCCGGTGACTTTTGTCACCCCGCCGGGCATAATATTGCTGTGCGTCAAGACCGACGCATCCTCGATCATCGGCGGATTGTGCATCTTCTCCTGGGCGATCAGCTTATCAAGACGAGTGCGCTGTAACTCCTTGACGTTCCCTAACGCATACCATCCGGGACCGAACCCGTATATCTGGTCAGTCGTTGCCGTCTCCCACCTGGTCGCTATTACCGGGAACCTGTCATACCCGCGTACTGCCAACACGCCGTTATCGTTGCCGTATTCCCAATACGCTGAACGATACTTCTTGTTATCGAACGTCTCAACACCTTCCGTCCGCTTTGTGTTCTCCTCGATCAGGTGTGATACGCATATCCAGTTATCGGCCTGCCCGTTCTTCCACTGCGCCTGAACCTGCGGAGAACAGCTCTCAAGCCCGAACTCCTTGACCAACTGCTCGACTGTCATCCAGTAATATCTCGCGAACCCGTTGATGCGCCCGCGTGAATCTATTGACAGGTAATACTCTCCCGCCGTATAGCTCCTGCACCGGATGACCGTATCAAAATCCTCAAGTATCAGGAAACACGACGTACCAAACTGCCCCAACTCTTCATAGGCGTTATAAAAGGCCGAATAAATGTTGCTCTTGTTCAGCACCTTTTCCATACGCCTTTGCACCTCGTCCAGCCATTCTCTCGTGCCGGGGACCGCATCCATCGTGACATCATCCAGCGTGAGTTTAAACCACGGACGGCTTGGGCTTGTCATACCAGACAACAGGCCGGACGCCAGAATCTTGTTGGCCTGTGTCGCATGATTCTCCAGCAGAATCTGATGGTTTATCATCTGGCCACGGTTAGGCCGTGAGGCAAACCAACCGCGCTTCTGGTTAATATAGTCAGACAACATCTGCCATGACGCCGTCCAGCTTGCGGCCTCGGTCTTGAGTGAGTTCCATCGTTTTTTAAACTCGTTCTTCGTGATCTGGTTCATTTTATTGCCCCAGCTTGGTCTTGCCAGTCTCATTGGTTGATGCGACGTTTGACCCGCTGCCTGTCATGCCGCGAAACACTGTCTTCATGGTGCTTGCCAGCCCAAACCGCAGACGCTCAAGCTGATCCTTGCTCTTGACTACCCCGGCCTGTGGCTCTAGCGGTATCGGAGCCGGGGCCGGTGGGGCCTGTGGTGAAGGAGACTTGCCCCCGCCAAAGCAACCAGATTCGTTAAAAATATTCATTTCGACCTCCTGTTAATTTCTTTCCTTATCGTCATTATCCATTCCCTCACGCGCCGCTGACACCCGGAACACCCCGCCACTCTAGGCAGCTTGTCCCGCGCCTGACTAAGCATCAACTGGAGATCCTCGTCCGCTGCCTTGTCCAGCATCTTTGTCCTTAACATGGGACACAATCTCTTTTATGCTGCCGTCAATCGACTCAACGGCCTTGACGTTGCGCTCTGAAAGATCGAAACCATACCGGCCCCAATAAGTCGCAAACTCCAGATTTAGCCACTCCATGACCTTGGCCATGTGATGCGTCTGATACCAGCCCGCAATCGTCAGTATTGGCAGCGTGACCAAAAACATAAGGACCAGCCAAGCCGGGTTGCTTAACTTCAGTAACAAGTATGCCCCGAATATCAGCATGAAGATATACCGAAACGCATTGAACAAATCCAATCCGCGATTGCAGTAGAAATACCACCGGATCAACTTATTCTTCGTGCCATGCCAATGCTTCTCGGCGTGTTCGTCGACCATTTAATCCTTTGCCTACTGGACAGTCTATAATATGCCTGCAACTTGCGCACTCCGCCCTGTCCTTGGCCAGGGAAGACAAATTGCTTTGCACAATCGACCTGACCGCCATCTCCTGACAAACAGAAAGGTCATATCGCCGCCAAGACTCGGTTGTTACCGAGTGATCTAAATGGGTCATACTTTTCCTCCCGAATCGGAACGCCCAACGGGATAGACTGCATG